TGGTTTCCACCGTGCCCATCTTGAACGGGAAGTCGTGGGTCATTAAGTCTAAGATGGCGTTGGCCCCGATTTTAAGAGTCGCTGGATATGCGGCTACAGCCATAATGGCATCTCCTTACTTCTTGTGTGCACAATGTTATGCACATGTGCATAACATTGTGTCTCTATTATTCTTGCGTGAAGCTCTCGTACTCCACGGAAATGTGCAGTATCTTGTAATCCCCCGGATCGTTCATGGGGATGGCGCTCTGGTACAGGAAGTACACCAGCTTCTGTGTTGCCAGCGTCATCGGCTGCTGATCGAGCAAGGTATTCAGCCTGGCTAGAATCTGCTGTGCCTTCTGGAAGCCGCCGAACTGGCTATCCCAGATATGCACTTTCACCATCGTGACATAGCCGCGCGTGCCGAACGCATTGAGCGGCTTTTCCATAGCATCCCCGAGCGTGATATACGGAAAGCTCTGGTTCTCCGGCACGTTGCCGAAGCCAAACACCGCGTAGGTGCCGATCATGGGCGTCGCCAGCATGTTCATCAGCGTCGTATCGCCGGTGAGCTTGTTGTATATAGCCGTTTGCACTTCTGACAGCGATGTTTGCGTGCTCAAATGTCACTCCCTCCCAGATCAGCCTGCAATTGCTTTGCGCCTGCATCGAAGCCTTGACGCAAGAATGGCCGCCCGGCCATCTTCACCGTGCCCTCATGGACCCACAGCGCGTAGTAGACGTTTGTTCCAATGGTGCTTTCCAGAAACACCGAGTTGTCCACCTGGATCGATGCCCGCAGCCTGCCACCGTGATAGTTCTTGATGCCTGTTGACTCTGGTGTCCCAACCGGGCAGTTGATCTTGCCTACTTTCTGGCAGGTGAACCCCGCCAGATGCACGAACTTATTGGCGCGATTGACCTGCTTCTCGTAGTGCGCGTCAATTTGCGCGAATACCTCGTCCATGCCGCTGATCGTGACTTCATCGCTCATTGTCTGATTGTCCCCGTTGGTTGCCATTCTTCCAAGTACAAGATGATATCCGTGTTGGCCTCATCGTAGTTGCTCACCCCGCGTATCCAGTAGACATGTGTGCCATACATCGCACGCATGCTCACCAGCACATTGACACCGCGTCGCCAGCGCATATACGCCCTACTCGTCACACCTGGGTACAACTGCTGGGCCAGAAACTTCTCATAGGGCGACCACGTTCTGATCGTGATCGGCACATTGGTCAGTCCTGCCACATCATTCCAGGTGCCACCATTCACGAAGCCGCCCTGGCCGTTGGGTGTGCCGGTCAGTTGCTGGAACTTCATAATCACCTTGCGGCCTGAAGCTGTGCTGGATACCTGTTTTCTACTTGAGAGCGATGGCATGAGCTACTCCTCCGTTCCGTAGACGTAGCCGCTGACCGTTGCCGATGCCGTGACATCCAGGAAGAGCGCGTTATTTGCAGTAGTTGACAGATAGCCGAACTGCCCTAAAGTCACTGGTATTTGCGCAGTAGGCACCGCCGCCGTCAGCGGGAAGCGCAGAAACTCATTACCCCCGCCTGTGGCGTCTTCAAACAGGATGGATGCCGCCACCGTCGGCACGATGCAAAAGCCAAGCAACCTGAACCGCTTGCCGGTGGCAGGCGTCCAGGCGGCAACGGGCGTGCCTGCTGTAATCGCTACCGCCTTAATCGGCTTAAAGACATACGGCACGGTATTTCCATTGAAATCAAGTCCTGGGAGGCTTGGCATTACAGCACCCAACTCTTTCTGCCCAGGAAGATGTTGCGCAGCTCGTCTCCCTTGTCCTCGCCGAGCCGGTTCTCATACTTCCAGGCGATGTATTGCAACAACATCAGTTTCAGTTCAGGCGGCAGCGTCGTGTAGCCACAGGTGTACGTCAGCCGATACTGATAGGCCGGTGGCGGATACTGCAAGAGCACCACGCCAGGGATAGGTAGCGTGTCCACCACGTAGTTCGGCACGCCACTCACCGACTGAGGCCACGTCTGCCAGGCGTTGAACACCGTAATCCTGTACTCAAACAATGAGACAGCGACCAGGGGCGGCATCGGCAAGGTCAGCATAAACGGCGCCGGTGAGAACGGGTTGGCTCCCAGGCTCTCGTTGTACTGGTAAAAGTCCTGATCGTACAGGAGCTTGAAGCCTGACAGGCTGCCCGCATTGATTTGTGGCATCGTCCACTGCGCTTGAATGGTCTGTGGCGCGAACGCCTTGCCGGTCATACGCTCGGCGTCCGCTCTGCACTGCGAGATCAGCGCCGAGAGTACGGTATCGTCATCGGTGAAATCCACACGCAGGTAGGAGCCTGTGGTGGTTGACCGGAGATCAGTCAATCCCACAGGTTCTACCGAAACCGGGACCGTGACTTGCCAGTCAAGCTTTAGAGCGTCAGCCATAGCGTTACCTCAGCGTTACCCCAAAGTTACCTATGCAGCCGGGAAGATGTTCGGCGCGAACAGATGACCGAGCAGCGCATAGGCTGCGCCCGTTGCCCCTGTCTCCGCCGAGACCACCTGGACATAGCGTTTGCGCCCGATGTAGTCGATACGCTGCACAACAGCCGTAGCAGCGTTGATCGGCAAGAACGTAGACGCCGTGCCATACACGCCCACCTCGGGGTTGGGCATCAGGTCAGCCGCCACGACAGCCGTAAAGGTTGAGTTGTCGTCCGACTCGTTGATCGTGAAGGCGTGCGTGCCATCTGTCCAGAGGCCAGGGCACAGTTCAAGCGTCAGGGATGCGTAGCCGCCGTTGCGATAACGGTCGATAGAGGCGCTCGTTTGAGCCGTCTTGTAGACAGCCGCGACAAGCATCTGGATCGTCCAGAAGTACCTGGACGGGTTTTTTCCGGTTGGTCCAATGAAAGACATGATGTGTATCTCCTTCGGGCTTAGCCCATCTTCAGGACAGAAATCGCTTCAGGCAGGACCACTTTTCCGCCTACGCGCTGCCGCGCCAGGAACGCTACCTGGTTCTGTATGGCGAACAACTCTTTGAGTGTTTGGAATGTCAGTCCCACGCGGTCAACAATCTGGTAGCCTTGCCCGATGTCACCGAAGATGACGGGGAACTGACCAGCGGTGAAGGCCGGGAAGGTGCCCGCCTGGTTCGGCATATCGGGCATTTCAACGATCGGCCTCCCAAAGAGCGTCTCTGAGAAGACATCACCGAACATGGTCCAGATAGGCCGGGTCGTGGTGTCAGCGAACAGCCGGCAGATACCGATGGTGGAGTTGGACATCAGCCACGTGCCCGTTGCACGATAGCCTGATTTGCCGACATGCATGAGTGAGATCAGGTCGGATGGCAGGAGTTTGTGGGTCGAGGTATCGGTCCCGACAAACTGGTTCATGCCACCGGCCACCGGGCTCGTGATTGCCGCTACTGTGAGGATGCCTTCAGGCCGCGCCACACCGTTGCCTGAGATGAAGGCCGTGCCTTCCTTTTGCGCGAACTGACGCGTGAGACGCTTGAGAATGTACGATTCCACATCGAAGACACTATCCTCGAGGTTCTGCTTGCTGATCTTGATGTAGCCGTTGAGTTCTCTTGCGAATATCTCGATCATGCCCAGGTTGGGGTCTGGTGACGCCTGAAAGCCGGTCTGTTCGTCTGACCAGAAGATGTTCGTATCGGTAGCACCCTCAGACGGGATCAGGAGCTTCTCTCCGCCTATCGTCTGGGTGTCAGCATACGCTCGCAGCGGGGATATAAGGAACAACTTCTGGATGAACTTGTCGCTCAAATCCGTTCCGGCAAAGAAGCCGCCCAGGTCAGCAGCAGCCGATACCATGACCTTTTGCTCTGGGGTGTACAGGTCCATGTCCATGTGGTTAAAGTCGATGTAGGAGCGCTCGTCTGTGGTGAGCGCGGTGATGTCGCCGCCTTTACGAAACCACTTCTCAATGGCTTTGGTGGCCGGCGGCTTATAGGAGCCAGCAGTAGAGCCAGGATAGCCACCAGGGACAGGCGGGCGTTGGGCTGCCAGCAGCGTCTCTTTTTGCTCCAACACCAGTTTCTTATACTCTTTGATCTCGTTGCTGATTTTGGCGTTGATGGCTTCTAGCTCTTTACGGGCTTCAGCCGCAATAGGCCCGCCCTGGCTGATCTTCGTCTCTGTCTTGTTCTGCCGCTCTTCCAGCGTTTTGACACGCTCGTCGAGGTGCTTGTTCAGCTTCTGAATCTCTTCAGTGAGTTTGTTTAACTCTTCGTATGCCATAAAAATCTACCCTTTCTGTAGTGTTTGAAACAGTTGTTCCACTCACCGAGGGTAGATAAATCAGCGCCTCAGCGTTCTATTCTGTTGTCCTCTTGTTGGGGTAGCCACATACAGCCGCGCCCGGTGTTACTACTTAGATGCCATTGTTGGCATTGCGATATTGCTGCATCGATGCAAGATCGTAGACGCTTGCACGCAGCTTGTTCAGCAGTGATGCTTCGTCCTCATTCTCTTGCTCTTGCTCTTCTGTCGGATCGTCCTCTTGTTTCTGTTCGGGCGTCTCTGGCGAAGAGTACACCTGGTATCCCTGAAGAGTGTTTGCCCGTTGCCGCGAAAGTTCGCTCTTGAGCTCTTTGGCATGGGAAACGATGCCATCAACCGCCTTGGTCATCTTTGTATGGCTGGCAGCGCTCAAAAGCTTCGCGTCCTTGGTTTCTGGATTGTCCTCCGCGCTCATATAGAGCGGCATCGGTCCACTGTCTGAGTCGTCAGGCTGCAAGAACTCGGTCATATCGAGCGCGATGCCCTGCTGCACATAGGCGAGCACGGCGGTGCTGAACTGATCGAGCGCTTTCTGTACGTCTTCAGCAGGTGTATCACCTGTCTGAAACGCCGTGATAATCTCGTTGCGCAGGGGGTACCAGAGGTTCCACAGGTCTGAAACCCAATCCTGCTGTGAGGTTTGCTGATAGCTTTCCGCGTAGTCTTTGCTCCATATGTCCATAACCGCTCCCTTCGCCCACGGCGGGGTCATCTTCATTTTGCTATAGTACGTGGCAATCTTCTTCTTGACGCTGTCCACATTGTCGATGTTGGCGCCACCCATCGCGCCCTGGATGACACCTGCACAGGAGATGATGCCCTGGGGGATGGCTTTCATCTCACCACCTGACTTTGCCACAAAGGGCAGCTTGCAATCACCCAGGATTTCAGGCGGGCTTTTCGACACCCAGAAGAAGCATTGCGCCATCTTGCCCTTATCATCCCCGGCCCAGGCTTGTATATCTTTCTTGGCCTGCCCTGCATCCCAGGACGTAGCACGATCAGCGAGCGGCCAGGATGTCTTGCCCGATGCACTGCCTTTGGCGCCATAATTCATGGCAAATATGCTCCTTTTCACCGTGTCCACCTGCGCCAAATCGTTCATGGGGAACACGACGGCTGAACCTTCCATGACCGCTACCTCTAAGAGATTGCGAATGCTCCGACCATCCTCCTTCACCCAATCCACCTGGATTGCGCGATATCCCATGCTCTGCTTCTTCATCGTGCCCATCTTGAACGATGAGTACAGTTCGCGGCCTAGCTGGATATCCAGGTTGTACTGCGTCTTGATGTAAAGCCCGCGCCGGTCCTCGTCGGCGTCAAAGATGCCACCAGGCGGAATGATGCTATAATCGTGGTTCCACAGATAGGGCCACAGATAATCAAGGCCCTGCGCGCTCTTGCGGGCATAGCTGTCTGAAAGCGTCTTGACAAAGCAGCCCTTCATCGAGCGATCGTCGCCAAGATCGATGTTGCCGATGTAGTTCAGATAGCCCTCGGTGATGCCCTTCTGGTCATTGGTGGCCTTGATCTCACCGCCGATGATGGGGAAGTATTCAATCTTGCGCTCAATCTTTGGCGTTCTCATACGGCATTCTCCCTCTCGATGAGCCATGTCTCAAGACGGTAGACCTCCGCCCGCAAGTCATCGATACGTTTACGGGCTGCGTCTTCAGATGAAAGTGATGTATCTATCCTCACAAGGCTTGTTGAGCCATCCACATTGCGCTGGTAAACCGGGGTGACCTCCTGGAGTTCAGTGCCTTCTATGGCGAGAGGCAAATCAGGACCTTCGACAAGGACACTCCAGACGCGATACCGCCACTCATAGAAAAGGTTATGCACGATATAGGTTTCAGGCAGGAGCAAGTGCGTAAGCACTTCAGCAAAGATGCCTTTATCGCGCAGTATGCCCTGCGTATCAGCAGCGTCTACGGAAATCCCTATCTCACGCACAAGATTATCTGAAATGTGGATAACGCCAGCATGTACCTCATTACTCATCGATTTGCCTCGCTTTCAATGCAGCAAGCTCTTTGCGCAGTTGCTCATTCTCATTTCTAGCATCAATCCACAGTTTGGTCATTTCGTTATAGCGGCTCATGGGAACCATCGGTTCTACAGGTTGGATAGGCCCACCGGGAATACTCACATTTGTGCTAAATACATTGTCCGGCGAAACCTCATACTCAATGCCATTGATGGTATATTTCATCGCTTTGCCCTCAACAGTTCTCTATACTGATCCCGCGTCGGTGCCACCTGCGGGAATGATCTTGCCACTTGCGCTAGCGCTTTGCCGATCTCCGTTTCGTCCAGGCTGCTGTCAGGTGCTTGCTCGTAGTATTGGGTACACCTGCAATTGACGATCTCACCAGCGCCAGCCCCTAGCGAAATATCCCCTGGATACATCAACTGATCGCCGCCAACCGTGAATGGCTCATCCATGCCCACGGTTTGTCCATCTGCCTCTCTGTGGTCCGGCCTGGTATGTCCATCCGGTGTTGCAAGCCACACTTTGTTCAGCGAGAGATCAGACGCCTTCGCGGCTTCGTGGGATCCATAGTTGGAGGCTGCGACGACTTCTGTGGCGGCGATGGTTTGTGATCGGTTGGGGATGATCTGGGCGAGGTATAGATCATCGACCCTTTGCGAAAGCTGCGCGATGGACTCTCCTGCCTCGACACCATCGGCCAGTTCGCTTTGGAGCTGTGCCAGCGTACTCGCATCGATTTGGGTAACTTTCGTTCCCGCCATCGATAATAAATAAACAAGCACATCTGGTGAATAGAGGTTAAAATCGAGTGCAACCTGTTTCTGCTCATACGGCTTCTCTCCATATTTCAAGTCCTTTATGACGCTCTCACCGCTATCAGTGCCTACATCCTGGTAGAGCGATACGATCAGGTTCTTGAGCGTGCCCTGCTGCTCCAAGACCATCAGCGCGTGCTGGCAGTTATCCACAGCGTTATCCACACTGCCACGGTTTATAGCCGCCGCAATCGTCTTGTGCTCATCTCCGAAATAGCCCTGCAATCGTTCGGTGATGGTCTTCTCCCATTTGGTGCGTTGTGACTCAACCGATTTGAGATAGGCGGCTTTCTCGTCTGCCGTGTGCAAGTCGAGTGCTTTTCGTCGGGATGGAAGTGATAGTAAATTTTTACCGTTGCCACTGCTGTTAGGCCGATGAGCAGGAGCATTGCTACCGTTGCTATCGCTGTTGTCCAAATTATCAGTGGTATCATCCGGCACCTCCGTAACGGTTGTAGGCGGCGGTAGCATCGGTGCCGGCGGTGGATTGATCTTCTCGCCGGTCAGCGCCGCGATGTACTCGTCCAGGTCCTCCACATGCACCGGGATGCTGTTGATGATCACGAAGTCCTTGCAGGGTAGCGGCTTCTTGCCCTGTATCTCGCGTGCCTCGTGAAAGGTTGTGGTGCTGGCAGTGAATTCTGCGGTCGCTCGATCCGATGCTAAGCCTTGCGCCTCTTGCAGCCGCCTCTGGATGGCTTCGATGTCCTTTGGGTCATAGCCGAGGTAGCCGCCATAGCGCGGGGTGAGCCACATGTTCAACGAGCCTTCGAACATGTCCAGCAGTGGTAGTTCAATCTCGGTGTAGAGCGCATAACGCGCTTCTTCCTGGTTGCTGTAGGTGCTATCAGCGAGCCCAAGCAGGAACAACGGGAAGTTGAAGAAGATGCCGGCGATATCGCGATCGCTCTTATTGTCGCTTTCAATCCAGTCCAGCTCCATCGGGCTCATAGACATTGATTGCCATTTGACGCCGCCATGCAGGATGGCCGTCTCACCGGCGTTGCGTGGCCCGCCAAACTTGGCCTTGATCTCGCGTTTGAGGCTGGTATACTCCTGATCTCCCAGGAGCGCATCGGTCACCCACGCGCCACCTGGCCGCGCCATGTTGTTCAGCAGGCCCAGGTTCCACTTTTGCCCGGCTTTCTGGATGTCCACGAGCATAGCAGCCACTTCGACGGGTGACATGCCGTAGAGGTCATCATTGCCGGCAAACAATTTGTTGTGCATCACGAACGGGTCAGGGTAACGCTTAGGTGGCGTGAAATTGCCGAATTCATAGTACACCGGCCCGTTCGCGTCGGCCTTGATCTTGGTCAAATCGGGGCGCAAGTTGTACAGTTCGTCGAACTTGGCCGCCGGGCTCTGGCTGGTATTGATGCCGAGCACATACGAGTTGCCGGTGAGGCAGTAGTACGCGATCATGGCTTCACGGAACTGGCTGCCCGAGGTCTTTGGCGCGGGTGCATCCCACAGCAGCATCAGGTCATCGTTCGGGCTGCTCATCTCTTTCTGCTTCGTCTTGTCGGTGTAGTGCTTCCACTTGATGCCAGCGCCTGCTCTAGCGATATGGCCTACCACGCGAAAGACGGTTTTGCTTGAGCGGTAGCCTTCCTGGATGTAGGCTCGCATGTTGCGCGGCATCATGGCCGGTGTGCCCACACCCTGATTGGCAACCACGACGGCGACGTTGGGGTTCTCTTTGACCTGCTCCTGGCTGTAGCTACGAGTGCCTCTGTTGCGCCTTCTGCTCATGACGCCACCTCCACGACATTCCAGCAATCAGCCACGTCGTCAGCAGGTGCCACATCGAACGTGCGCAGCGTGTTCTCCGGCTGCACCTGATGCACAGCGACGCGAAAATGTGCCTCGCCCGTCTCTTTCCATGCGCGTTGCAGCGAGAACACGATGGGTTGGCGCGAGAGATAGCCCACGACGGCATTGATAGCGTCGAGTACAGTCATGGCTGCACCTCCCACAATGGCTGTGGCTGTGCATCAGGAATAGGATCCACAGGGACGAATTCGATGGTAAGAGTAGTGGTGTATGTGAGCTTGACTGATCCCTCAAGTTTATGTCTTTTCAGATGACAGTTCTTACAGCGCACTACAAGGCCCAGATCATCAGGATAGCCACGCGCACGAAGGTAAGAATAAAACTCGTGGCCCCCTTTTGCCCAAGAATACCTTCGCCGATCCTCATACCCATTATTATTGCTATGATCTAATTCAAGTTCACGCAAATTGTGACTTCCACAATCAGCACAATATGGTGACCCCTCGGAATAGTGCTCCATCACTTCATATTTCAACCCCAGATTTATGAGAGTTGCCCTCTTAATCATTCCCAGCCACCTCCCTCGTGCGATGCAGCCCACTCAAATACGTCCACCTGCGGCCCGCGCTTGAACAGTTCCGCTTCCTGCTGTTTCGCCTCGATCTCAGCCAGCAATCGCTGCTCTTCAGTCACCGCTTCGGCTTGCTTCAGGTGCTCGATGGAGAGCGTGGTGTCCAGTTCAGTCGTTTCGTTCTCTAAATCAATCACGCCAGGACGGACCACCATCGGCACGACGAGCGCCATCATGGCGTGGCAATCAGCGATATCGTCGTGCGGCGCTTTGGGGAAGGTGAACAGTTCTTTTTCCACCTCGGCAATGTTGAGCAGGTCTTTCAGATGGTAGGCTTTGCCGTTGCTATAATAGATAGAGCCGGTGGTTGAGCGTACCACCTTATCGGCTTGCGGCGTGAAGGGCTTGATGGGCAACCCTTTGCGTACCTGGTCCTGGACCATCGCCAGTTGGTAGCCTGCTTTCTCAATGGCAATCACGCTATGGTGGAAGCGCTGAAATTCGGTGGAGATGGTGGATTGCTGCTCGGGGAATTCAAGATGGTCATGCACGCAATGCAGCAACAGCGCGTCTTTATACGGCGTCACGGCCCATGTTTCAAAGCAGAAAAAGTCGGCTGCTGTGCGCAGGCTCGTGGCAAGATCAATCACACCCAGGTTCCAGCAGTCGGCAATGGGCACGGTCACACGGCCCCGGGGTGTTTCCAGCAGGTAGCTTTGGGTGATGGGATCGATGGTGAAGAAACGGCGA